ACAGCTGCATTTGTAGTGCTATTATATATCAAAGCCCCTGAAGTTGTAAAACTTGCTGGAGACCATGTTACATTATTAAATGACACATAAGCTGTATTATTACTTAAATCATATGTTGGAACAATAGGAGTTAGTGTTTTACCACCAGCCGTATACCCTGTTCCTGTTACTTCATTAGATGTTGTATATGTTAAAGTAGAAGAACTTAAATCAGCATTGCCATTATACAAAGCTATTTTATATACATATGAGGTACCTGTATTAAAATTCTCTAGTGCTTTAAGTAAATTTAACTTAAAAACTGTACATTGTGTTTGCAATATAGCCATTAGGAAGTAACCTGAAGTTTAGTCTGGCCATCACGATACGCATCGCCTCTTTCAAGACCATCACCAAGACGTTTAAGTTGACCTAAAGATTCTTGATATTTTTGTTCATAATAAGTTACTAAATCTTGCTCACCCTTCATAAAGAGCATAGCTTCACGCATAGCACCATATAAAAGAACTGGATCGTAGTTAATACCTAACCAACTAGTACCTGCTGAGTTATCTACAGCAGTCACTGTAATAGAAAAATTAGAACCTGTGTTACCGATAGATGCCGAAGACGCTGTTAAAACATCATTAACTACATACAATGAACCGCCATTAATTATAGCTACATTAGTAATAATTCCACCAGCAACAGTAATTGTTGCTATAGCACCTGTACCTGAACCACCAGATAAAGCTACATTTTCGTATGTACCGTTTGTATATGCGCTACCAGCATTTGTTATGGTTTTAGTGTTAATAACACCTTGTACAATACTTACTGGGTAGTAGAAATAATGCATTTCTACTTGGTAATTTGAATCTGGTGTAGGACCTAATATAAATGATAAAGATGTTGAATCTGAATATTGAGTTCCAAAAGTAGCATAGTATATAGGAAGCCCTGTAGTCGTAGCTTTAGGATAAGCGGCTCTAATAAAATTAACGTCTTTATTAAGCAAATAGTTATATGAACCTGTAGCGTCTATTACTGCAATAGAATAGGTTGATAAATAATCAGAAGGTATTGAAAGATATGGTACGCTTGATGTTGTAGTTCCTGTTACGTTTTTACGTAATGCAGGAATTTGAACAGAATTATAGATTCTCTCTTCAGCTTCCATGATAAAGCGAGGAATATTCTGAACAAATAATGACTCAGTATTCTCGCTATAATCTTGGATTGCTTGATAGAGTTCTAAATAATTCATTATTAGCCTTGTTTACCGCTAATCTTACGACCTTTAGTAGCTGCACCATAACCACGCATTTCCTTTTGTCCATATGGATTTTCAGGTTTGAATGCATTTTTACTAATATTGCCTGCAGAGATATTTAATGACGAAGTATTTTGACCTTGTTCATATGTAGTATCTTCTACTGTAATATTTTCAGGTTGTTTGTATTTATTTATATCATCACCGCCGCCTGCTGGGTATTTAAAGCCCGTGTAAACACTAGCGTCTTTATTTTCTTTAGCATGGCCAAGTGGATATTCTCCAGCTGGAGTTTCTTTTACATTAGTAACCATTTTAATATCCTTATTTTTGATTGTTAGCGCGAGCCATGTTACGACCAACTGCTTTCATAGCCTTTGATGTAACTGATGATGCGCCTTTTTTACCTTTACCGCTTTGAATTCCAACGGAAGGTCCTGTATCACCTAAGTTTTTACCTTTGGTTCTACCTTTTTTTGTAACGCCGTCTGCTGCTGATTTGTAAGCCATTTTATTTCTCCTAAATTATGTTGTTGTTATTGTAACACTACTAACCTGTCCTAAGGCAATTAAGTCATTAGGTGTTAATAAAGAATCAAATTGTTGTGCCCCACCTACTGGCGCCCAACCCCATTGAAACACTCTGCTACCACCTTCAGGAAACCCAAAGCCTTGTACAGAAGTACTATCAGTTAATAGTATTTGTAGCCCACTTGTGCCTGATGCTTGATATGATACATCAGGTCTTGGTTCTCTAACTGCTTGTGGATCATTAACTGGATACAGACCTAGTTGTAACTGTGGATGATCTGGGTCCCAGCATTCTTTACATACTTTAATTTTAAAAGGCTTAGTCTTTACTGTCTGTGTTCTAAGGTCTTTAAGCATGTAACGTTGAGCACAACGGTCACATTCTGCAATTGAGTGCTTGCCTGAGGCGTATTTGCTTGGCATTTAATTACCTGTAATAATTCATGTTACGTGGAACAATGCGTAACGGTGCTTTTTCTCTGTCCTCTTGCGCAGCTAAATCAAATTGCTGCATGTATTCTGCTTGTAGTGCTTGGTATCTCTGTATGTCACATCCTAATTTAGCAGCTAAATAAAAAGCTAGACCCGCTACCATAGCATTAACAAATCTAAACGGTATGTCTTGAACATTAACACCATCACCTGCGTCTTGAATACGTCTTAATCTCCAATATACAAATGTGTATTGGTTACCTGGTGAGTTAGGTGTAGGCCATACATTAACAGATGGTAACCACGGAACATATATAACAGCTGCTGCTGTATGAGCTGCTGCTACAGTGTTGTTTTGTCCACGAGCACAATTAATTAATTGATTACCCGATACATTAGCATAATAAATAATTTCATTATCTAATTGAATATAACCCGCAGCTGCTAATTGTGATACATCACTTACAGTAATAGTAGTATCAGTAGAAGTAATAGTTGCTGAAAGAGTAGCAGTTGTTGCATTTGTATTCCCAGATTGACGGTTTATCCACACTTGGATTGGACGTCCCTGAGTTAATTTATTAGGTATTGTTGAATATGTAGATTCTGAAATACGGCTAATGTTAATGTCAATTTGATTAGAAGTTCCGTTGTTTTGACGAATAACTGTATCAAGTAGATCAATAGTATCTACTGGGATTGGATAACAGATTTGACCTGTCACTAAAGGGATTTGTCCTTGTTCAATAGTCCAAAGATTAATTCCTTTATTAGCCCATTCAACTGTAAGTAAATTTAAAGAACGGCGAGCCGTACGAAAATCGTAACCTGTTCTTAATTCTCTATCGCAGCGTTCAAACGCTTCTTCAAAAATTTCATTTAAAGAAAGGTTGAATGCAGAAGTACCTGAGGTATATTCTGCCATTTTTTACCCCTTTTTCTTTTTGGCTTTGCCGCCTTTTTTAAACATGTCAACTACATCAGGATTATCTTTACGAATAATCTTTTTAGGTTTCTTAGGCATTTTAGATGGATTAACATCACCCATACCACGAGAAGCCATCATGCTCTAGTCTTTCCTCTAATAGCACAACCATCTGCACGAGCAGAGGCGGATCCACCTTTAGCCATTTTTTTAACCATACCACCTTTTTTATAAGGTTTTTTAGTTGCTGATTCACCTAAAGCTCGTATAGCATCCATAGGCGTTTCTTTTTCTTCTTCTTCTTTTTTAGGACCAGCTAATGCCGCTGCTTGTTTCATAAGCATGTCGCTTTGTTCTTTTTGTTTTTGTTTTGCAGCATCAATATCTCTGTCTGAAGTACCTGTATCGTAAAGGTCTTTTAGTTCTTTTTGGTAATCTTGTTTGTCTTGAGCTTTATTAAACTCTTTAAATTTTCTTTGTCTCGTAGTTTCAGCCATATTATTTACCTTTTTTATACATACCGCCGCCGCACATAGAAACCATTGTACCTTTAGTTTTACCTTTAGTAGCACAACCATCTGCACGTGATGAAGCTGATGATACTTTACCGCCTGAAGCCATTTTTTTAGCTGGTGCTTTGGCACTAACTTTACCACCCTTTTTAGCCATCATTGCTGGCATTTGTTGAGTCATAGATGCAAACCCTTGAGGTGGTGGAGCGCCTGGTTTTTGTAGGGCAGGTTGAGCCATAGCTGTACCTAATCCTGCTACGTTTGGCTGTGCTGGCATTGGAGGTCCGCCTGGCATTGGCTGTGCTGGCATTGGAGGTCCGCCTGGTTTTGGTAGGCCAGGTTGAGCCATAGCTGGCATTGGTGTAGGTCCGCCCATAGGCATTCCACGTCCTGGTCGATCTCCACCAGGCCTTCCCATTTGAACTAAACTACTAGGTCCACCCATAGCCATTTTTTTAACATTACCGCCTTTTTTAAGAGCATCAAGCTTTGTATGTTCGCCTTTATGTTCTTGTTTATCATGCATGCTAAAAGCTTTTTTAATCATAGCTTTGTCTTGAGCTTTGTCCATCTTTGTATCTTCTTTCATATCTGATTTAGCCATTTAAAACTCCTTATTTACAATTCCATCGTTTAAGTGAAGCAGCCTTACGAGTAGGTCTACCTTGTTCATCTTTCATAGGACCTTTCATACCAGACATCCTAGCACAAAATGAGTTCTTACGAGCGCCACCTTGTGGTTGAGGAGCCTTTAGATTAGACCCTGTTTCTCTATTATACTTAGCTCTACCCTTTGCAGTAAGTCCAGCGCCTTCAGATGTTGGTAATTTCTCACCACGTCCAACAGCTAAAGATACGCCACCTTTTTTAAACTTTTTACCTTTATCTGCTTGTAAAAACTCTTCACCTACAGATTGTTTAATACCTACCTTTTTAGCAAACTTAGGATTTTTAGCCACAGCTGCCATTAGGTTATGTTGTGATTTAGATTTGCTTGGCATTTTTTCTAGCCTTTAACCAATCTTGTACAGTTTTAGTTTCATATATACGAATGGATGTCCAGACAATAGTCCATAAAGCTGCCGCTGCTGGCAACCAATTCATAATAGTTCCTACGACTGTAACTGTTGAAGCCATGTCAACTACTTGTTTAGTGCTTTCATGCATATTAGATAACATAGGTTTACCCATAAAATATTGTAATTCCAATAACCGAGCCAACACTTAAGGTTAAATATAACCCTGTATCTGCTAAAATACCTTCTCCTGGAATTAATATAGAGGTAGTGTTTGGTGTTCCAAGGCTTGCAATATCCATTGTGTATAAAACTTTACCTGAAGAACTTCCATCACGTATTTCAAATGTAGCCGCTGTACTAGCTTTAGGGCTAACAATAATTGATTTTAAACGAGTACGTCCTACATAATAAGATCCTGCAGCACTAAGATGTGCGGATTTAACGTCAGTTTGCATCATAATTAATCTCCTTTGTTTATAAAAGGGGGTTAAAACCCCCTAGACTAATTATGCTTGTGATGGGTTAGCTGCGCCGTCAGAAGCTTTAACTATATATCTACATGTAACTGTAGCTGCACCGCCGCTTGCTGTACCTGAACATAAATAAGTAGCTTTGATAATAACATCAGAAGTACCAACGTTTACGTAAGAAGCGATACTTGCGCCAGTAATAGCAAATGTAGCACGGCCAACAGGTAGTGATGTTGTAGATGAACTACCAACAGTACCTAAAGTAGTGCCGCCTGCTGTAGCGATAGTAATTGTATTACCAGTAGTACCTGAGTAAGCAGTAGTAACATCAACGTTAAAGTCAAGAATTTGTGCGCCTGCTGGAAGAACAAATAAAGTAACAGCTGTTGTGTCACTTACAGTAGTTGGAGCAGATTGAGCAACAGTAGTTGCGCCCATATTGCGGATTGTACCAGCAGTAGTGCCAGTCGTGTTTTTTACAGTACCCAATAACCATGGGCCTAAGTGCGAAGCAAATGCCATTTGAATTTCTCCATATAGAGTTAAAGTCTATTAGTCTTATATGCGCCTGCCAGGACAGTCTAATAAACCAGGTTTTCCTGGATAAGTGAATAATACTACATATTTGAATTAATGCAAGAGAAAAGGGGCCGAAAAGCCCCTTATTTATTACTTGTTCATAACGTACATAGTTACTTCAAAACCAAATCTCATTTCTGTAGCTGATGGTGTAGTCCACATAATTTTCTCCTAAAAGTTATACACACCGTGTGTATGATTTACATTTTACTCTTTTATTTTGCCTGTGAAATAGAGAAAACCATGAATTACAGGCAAAGAAAAACCCGGCCTAAACCGGGTTAATCTGGTATTACTTAGCCAAACGCAATTAAGCACCTGGTGAACCGTACATACCGAGAGGATCTGACCAACCGAATGAATAACGTTCACGTGATTTGTAGC